CATTGATGGTTGGGTTGCAGCAAAGATTACTAAGGCTGCTGATTACTTGGGTAGTGTTAAACACTACATGGAAGGTCAAGCAATGTCTGATGTAGAACTAGCAGTTGTTCCTGTTGCTGGTGATATGACAGACGCTATGACTGTTCCTGAAGGCGAAGAAAAAGAAGAGTGCAGATATTGCGGCGGTGATTGTCCTAATGATGAGGACAATGCTTGTGATGGTTATTTGGGTGACATTGATGGACTTTATGCGGAAAGCGTTGAAGTTATTGAAGCAGAAGAGCGTGATTACATTTGTGTACATGCTAAAAAAGGCAAGTACGAATGCAGTGGCACTAGTTCATATGCTGCGGCTAAAAAGGCTGCAGAGCATTGGGGACTAAAGAGCACAGCGGGAATTGATACACATCTGGCAGACAAAGAACATACTGCTACAGAAAGCATTGAAGAAGCAGTAGTGACAGAAAATGCAGAAAGAATTATCAAAGTAACTAACATTGATTATGCTGGTCCTGCGCTAGACAAGTTGCCAACAGAAACTACACTTAAACTAAACATACCATATGATGCTGATGAAGATGACATCTACGACATGGTTGCAGACGAACTTGAAGATCGTCATGGTGTAAAAGTAAGTGGCTTTGACATGAACTTTGCAGAAAGTGTCGAAGAAGATGAAGATATCATTGGTAACATCATTGGCAAACTAGGACAAACTAAAGCAGGTCAGCGTGGTGGCAAAGATGTTATTGGTGACATTATTGCTAAACTTCCTAAAGACAGTGATGAAAAAACAGTTAATATGCCTTCGCTTCCTAAGAGTAAGCCAGAGCGTACACCAACTGTAAGTGCAGTTGCACAACAAGCAGCAGCAAACAAAGCAGTGCGTAGTATGGCACAGGATACTACACGCCCACTAAGACAAAGTAAATTCAGTGAATGGAGCAAAAAATAATGTCTGACTTTTTTAAACTAGTACAGAAGCTAAACGACATCGAAGAGAACAAAGAAACTTCAGTTGTTGTTGAAAGTGCTCCAAGCACAAAGCCAGTAGAGATTGCAGAAACAGCAAACCTACTAAGCAAGTTCAATGCTATTAGTGCAGAGAATCCTTATCAGCCAGTAGTTGTTGAAGCAGAAGAAGTTGAAGTTGACGAAACAATGCAGGATCGTTTTGCTAAGTTTATGAAAGCAGAGCGTAGTGCAGGTGTTGAAGTTGACGAAATGAAGTCAATGATTGACGAAGGCACAGCAGAATATGAATATGCTGACCGTGCATTTAGTAAGTGTGCAGAAACAATCAACATGCTAGAGAAGATGGTGCGTGAAGGTGGTATGCTTGAAACTAAGATTGCACAAGCAGGCGGAGATATTGCAGCACTAGCAGACATGCGTGAAGCACTAAATCAAGCATATGATGCATGTGAAACTGCACACTATGATGCACTAGGCAGTGCAAAAGACGGAATGGAAGACTAATGCGTTTTCATCAGTTTTCAGAAAACTCTGCAATGGATGACACAGTAGAGATTATGAAAAAATCATTCAGTCCTGAGCGTAAAGCAGTGCAAGCAGAAGTGCTTGGACTTGTTCGTGCTGTTGAAATGGGCAAGGGCGACAAGATGGAACTTGCTATGAAACTTACAGCACTTACTAAGCGTGAGTTGGAAGCAAAAGCAGCAGATGCAGATCTAAAATACAGTGTAGACAATAACATCAAACTAATGAAACGTGCAATGGATAAACTAACTGGCGTAACAGAAAGCGTTGGCGAGATTGCAGAACTAACTGAAACTGAAGTTGTTAAGATTATTCGCAGCAAGCGTGGAATGGGAAGTTTGCGTAATCGCAGTGCTTATGACGGTTTGTCAAAGATTAAAAACATTGAACTTGATAAGAAAGATGCACCTAAAAAAGCAGTTGGCGAATCACTTACAGAGGCAGAATTCGACGAAGCAGCAGGTGAAAAAGATGCTTGCTATCGCAAAGTAAAATCACGCTACAAAGTATGGCCCAGCGCATATGCTAGTGGCGCACTAGTTAAATGTCGTAAGGTTGGTGCAGCCAACTGGGGCAACAGCAAGAAGAAATAATGCGAGCTTACGAACTACATGAAGATTTGAGAGCGTGGTTCGGCAAAGGCAAAAAGGGCGGCGCAGGAGGCGGCGGCTGGGATGCTTATGATAGTTCAGGCAATCGTATTGGCAAGTGTGGCGATACCAAAGGTGATGCAAAACCTAAATGTTTGAGTAAGAGTGCAGCAGCAAAATTGCGCAACGCAGACAAAGATGGCGATGGTAAAAAAGATGGCAAGGCGGGTATTGCAAGAGCAGTAAAGCGCAAGCGTAGAGAAGATCCAAATCGTAGCCGCAAAGGTAAAGCAAAGAATGTAAGTAACTAAAATGGGATTGTTGTTAGAACAGATTGAAATTGTAGAAGGTGAAGAAGAAATGGCTGCTATCCTTTCTACAATGCGTAAACTAGGCAAAGATGTAGCGCCAAACAAATAATAATATCAAAAAACAGATCTTTACTTTAGCGAATTAAAATTGTATAATAATATTTGTTAAACTTGGAATGTTATTACACATGAAAAATATATTCATACATCTAGGTATGTATCGTCAAGTTCGTCTTGGCAGTCACAAATCACATATAATGTTTCCTTATCTTTATTTCTGGTTTAAGGATCATTACTATCAAAGATCATATGAAAATTATAAACAAACTAATTGGGATTATATAGATACACGAGAATTTATCCGCGACAATATTGATATGCAGAATGCTATTCTTGCAAATCCGCCTGACGTAGTTGCATTAAGTCTGTATGCTTGGAACGCAGAAAGGCTTTTAGAAAATGCACGTTGGATTAAGGAAAGATTTCCTGAATGTTTAATAGTTGCGGGCGGTCCTGATGCTGTAGCTAAACTTTATTATTTTCATGACTTTCCACATGTAGATATCGTAGTACGAGGACCAGGTACAGAGATTTTTAGACTTTTATTAGATGCAGTAATAGAAGATAAAGATGTATACAGTGTTCCTGGTATTGCATACCTTAAAGATGATATTGTAACATTTACTGAACTACTTCCCCGTAAAGAAGATCCGTTAATATATAATTATGTTCAAAACTTTCGCAGCGAAGTTGTGGAATGGCTTGATAATGCAGAGAAAGAATACGATGAGATTGTGTTCCTTACAACATTCCTACAAGGATGTCCCTACAGTTGTAGTTTTTGTGAACAAGGTTTGGATTTGTGGACTAAAATTACCAAGCGGCCGATTGAATATGTATTTGCTGAACTAGATCTATTATCAAATTATAAGAATATACAGTTTGAATTTATTGATGCTAACTTTGGTATAACTGCAGATTATGAAAAAATAATTGATTATATAGTTGATATCAAACAAAATAAAAATAAGAACTTTTATTTGCTCAGACCGTCATATGCCAAAAATGATGTTGATAGAGTTTTTCGTATACATGATAAAATGTTACAATATAATCTTGCTGGTAGACATGAAAGTCTGGGATATCTTGCGCTGCAAGATACAAACGAAGATATACTGGAATTAAACGGCAGACCAGTTAGTAAAGAATTCCAAAAAATTGACAAGTTTAAAGAATTAATTAAAAAGCATGGCGGCGGTGGTAAACATATTGACGCTGATATCTTAGTAATACTTGGAATGCCTGGTCAAACCACAGACAGTATGATACAGATGCTTGTAGATTTGTTTAATGCTGATATAATGTCAGGCACTACTACACCTAATTTATATATTGTAGTTGAAAATACTAGACTTACTGATGATCCCAACTCACCCTGGTATAGAGCTCAAAAATTACATGTTAAATCAATATCCACATCATCCTGGATAGATCGTGATAATGATGATCTTATACAAAATTATTTAATAGAAGCTGAAAGTTTTACGCCTAGAGATCTAGCTAGTTGGTATTACTTTTATATACTATCTACTTGGGCTGGAGGAATGTTAAGATGGTTTGATACAATTACTGCATATTTGCAAAACTATCATAACATCAAAGGCGAAGATTTCATCAGAGGATTTTTATATCATTTTAGACCAGAACATGTAAACCTACTACCTCCAGAAATACAAAAAGATATAGTAGCACTAAACGATTGGTTTAATGGCAAAACAAAATATTATACAAGACATGATGATCGCATCACTGAAGGCACACTCACAATGTATAAAGCAAGCCAGTTTAGATTTATTTCAAATTATGAAGAATTCGAACAGATAGCAATAAAAACTGGATTAGAATTAATTGGGCATCCGGATCAGATGTTTTTGGACATAATGAATTGGGTACGATTAAAGACACTACATGCTACAGATGGTGCAGGTGCAAGAAAAACAATATCATATAATTACGATGATATTGCTGAAATGAAAAGCGATGTATATTATTTGAGTGAATTTACGTTTGATTGGTACTTTAAAAACAATCACGAACTATATGAACAAATTAATAATGACAGCAGAATATTATATATTCCAGACTTAACAGTGAAAGAAATATCTCCTGATAATCAAAAGCCATTAACACAAGCTGAAATTTCAGACAAAATATCTCTTTCAAGACAAAATTTATAGACACAATCTGAAATAAATACACTATCAGGAGTATACAATGAGAGCGAATGAATTTATTACAGAGCAGCCAGTAACTACAACTAACGCACAGGGTGTTACTACTACTGTTAACAAAGCAGCAAACAGAGTTACTACAAAAGATGCAGGTGGCACAGTTGTTAAAGATCGTACTGGCGGCGTAAGAAGTATTGCAACTCCTAAAGTAGGTGGCTTCCAAGCAAAGCAAACGTTTAGACCAGATGCTACTCCAGGTTATCAACAAGCAACCTACCAAAAAGGCGGCGTTACGCTTGATGTGAAAGGTAGCCCAGAGACTGGGTATACTAAAACAGTTGGTCAAAGCGTTGGCGGACTTGATGCAAAAGTAACACAGAATTACAGTGGCCAAAAGAAGATGGATGTAAGTTACAATATGGGCAACAACAAAATCAGTGCAACATCAACTGTATCCAAACCTGGTGCTAAACCTGTTACTAAAATGTCACTGACACAAAGTCAGTTTGAGGATGTGCAAGCAGCAATCCGTGAGCATGTTGCTAAACGTGTTCCATTTACAGAGTGCATGTTCCGTCCAGGCAGTGCAGCATTTACAGAGTTTTATCGTCAAGTGCGTGAGTGCGCAGACAAACTAAACTTGGATTGGGAAGATCAAGAACTAATTGCTACAGACATCGGTGAATGTATTATGGTCGAAGGTGAAATGGTAGCACTTGATGTTCCCATGATTGAAGAAGAAGAACTTGACGAAGCAGAGTACCAGGGACGCAAAGTAAAACTTAACAGTCCTAAACGTGGCGGCCCTAAAAAGTTTTATGTATACACAAAGAATAAAAAAGGCAACGTGATTAAAGTATCATGGGGCGATGCTAAGACTGGATTAAAAGTTAAAGCAAACGATAGAGGCGCAGTTAAAAGTTTTGTAGCACGTCACAAGTGTAAGCAAGCAAATGATAAAACAACTGCTCGTTACTGGAGTTGTCGTACTCCACGTTACAAGGCTCTAGGAGTTAAAGGCGGACAATGGTGGTAAAACCTTACGAGGAAACCCAAGTCGCACCTAACATTAAAAAAAGAACATTTCGAGAAGACGCAGATAACAGTGACCTTTGCTGGCACCGTGATGCTGAGGATCGTACAGTTCGTGTGTTAGAAGGTGCAGGATGGTGTCTACAGTTAGACAACAGTTTACCTGTGGTTCTAGTTCCTGGCAGAGATTACTTTATTCCAGAAGCAGTTTATCATAGACTTATCAAAGGCAAGTCAGACCTTACAGTTGAAATAACTCAACATATTAGTTGACACTTCTCCCACATACATATATAATAAACAGATAATCAACAAGGAGTACTCACATGAGTGACAGAGTTTTCGGGCCCGAAGAAAAGGCAAAACTAACACAACTAGTAAATGAAGGCATTACTGTAATGCAGGAAGTTGATGACCTTAATGACGGTCTCAATGACACAATCAAAGCCATTGCAGAAGAAATGCAGATCAAGCCAACAGTGCTTAAAAAAGCATTGCGCACAGCATACAAAGCAGACTTTGAGAAGCACAGTGATGAATACAGTGAGCTTGAGAATATCTTGGCTACTGTAGGCAAAATCTAAGTGCAAAAAGTAAAACAGTTTTGGGTTAACAGTTACACCAGCGATAAGACTGCGTTCTGCTTTGAACTTGTTAGTTTTATTTTCACTGTGGGCGCAAGTATGTTGCTGGCAGTAAATGCTGACAATCCAAACATGTTACTTGTTTACCCTGGATTTTTTGTAGGAAGCGTAACACAACTATATGCAAGTTGGCGTAGAGGTGCAGCATGGATTATGTTGCTCACTGCCTACTTTGCATGTGTCAATGTATTTGGATATGGAGTAGCAGCACAATGGTGGTAGATTACTATACAATGCACTGGAGCGATTTTATTGGGTTGTCCGGTATGCTGTTACTAGTGTTAACGTTCTTCCTACTGCAGACTGATCGTATAGATCCAAAAGGATTCTATTATAGTTTCTTTAATCTTTTAGTTGCAGTATTTTTAGGAATTAACTTGTACTACAAGCCAGTTCTTGCTAATATAGTACTAGAGATATTCTGGGCCACAATGAGTTGTTGGGGCTTGTATAAATGGTACAAGGCAAATAAATGAGTTATGTAGACGCATTTTTCGATAGAGAACATGATCGTATTCATGTAGTTGAGCGTGTCAATGGCAAGCGAGAGTATCGTGAGTTTCCTGCCAACTATGTGTTCTACTATGATGATCCACGTGGCAAGTACAAAACTATCTTTGATACACCAGTAAGTCGCTTTAGTACACGCAACAGTAAAGAGTTTCACAAGGAACTTAAAATACAAAGCGGTAACAAACTGTATGAAAGCGATATTAATCCTGTATTCCGTTGTTTAGAAGAGAACTATTTGGGTGCAGACACTCCCAAATTACAAACAGCATTTTTCGATATTGAAGTGGACTTTCACCAAGAGCGTGGATATAGTCCTACAGATGATCCTTTTAATGCAATCACCGCAATCACTGTATACTTGGATTGGGTAGAGCAACTGGTAACACTTGCAATGCCTCCTAAGAGTATGACAATGGACACTGCAAAGGATATATGCAAGCAGTTTGATAATACATTCCTGTTTGATAATGAAGCTGATTTATTAAAAACATTTATGGATTTAGTAGAGGATGCAGATATTCTTAGTGGTTGGAACAGTGAAGGTTATGATATTCCCTATACATTTAATCGTATAACTCGCGTACTCAGTAAAGAGGATTTGAGACGTTTCTGTTTGTTTGGACAACAGCCCAAGAAGCGCACGTTTGATAGATTTGGTAAAGAGGAAGTAACGTTTGATTTAATTGGGCGTGTGCATTTGGACTACATGCAACTGTATCGCAAGTATACATATGAAGAACGTCACAGTTATAGCCTGGATGCTATTGGTGAATATGAACTTGATGAGCGTAAAACTGCTTATGAGGGTACACTGGATCAGTTATATAATCAGGACTTTGAAAAGTTTATTGAATATAACAGACAGGACGTTCTACTACTGGACAAATTGGATAAGAAACTACGCTTCATTGAACTTGCAAACGTACTTGCACATGAGAACACTGTATTGCTAATGACTACAATGGGTGCAGTTGCAGTGACAGAACAAGCAATTATCAATGATGCACATGCTCGTGGCATGGTTGTTCCCAATCGCAAAAGCAGAGATGATGGTCCTAAAGTAGTTGCAGCAGGTGCTTATGTTGCATATCCTAAAAAAGGATTGCATGACTGGATTGGTGCTATTGACATCAACAGTCTGTATCCTAGTGTTATTAGAGCACTTAACATGGGTCCAGAAACTGTGGTAGGACAACTGCGTCAAACAATGACTGAACACATGCTCAGAGAAAAGACTGCCAGTGGTACTAGTTTTGCACAGGCTTGGGAAAATGAATTTGGCAGTCGTGAGTATCGTGCAGTTATGTCCATGGAACGTGGCACTGAGATTACTATTGACTGGGAAAATGGTGATGAGGATACGCTGAGCGCACATGATGTATGGCGTTTAATCTTTGACAGTAACCAACCATGGACGCTTAGTGCTAACGGAACTATCTTTACATATGAACGTAAAGGCGTTGTGCCTGGACTACTGGAACGCTGGTATGCTGAACGTAAAGATATGCAGAAGGAACTGAAAAAAGCCAAAGATGAAGGTGGTGATGTTGAGTACTGGGATAAGCGGCAATTGGTTAAGAAGATTAATCTTAACAGTTTATATGGTGCTATTCTTAATCCTGGCTGTAGATTCTATGACTTCCGTATAGGACAAAGCACTACACTAACTGGACGTTGTATTACAAAACGTATGGCTGAAACTGTAAATGGTATTCTAACCGGCAAAGAGGATCACACAGGTGATTGTATCATATATGGTGATACTGACAGTGTGTACTTTAGTGCATGGCCTGTTATGCAGGAGGAGGTAGAGTCTGGTCGTGCAGAGTGGGGCAAGGACTTATGCACACAACTGTATGACAACATTGCAGACAAAGTTAATGATGAGTTTCCTGTGTTTATGGAACGAGCTTTTCATTGCCCAAGAGCAAACGGTGAGATCATTCGAGGCGGCAGAGAGATTGTTGCTACTAAAGGTTTGTACATTACCAAGAAACGTTATGCAGCATTGATCTATGACTTAGAAGGTTTCCGTTTAGATATGGATGGAAAACCAGGCAAAGTAAAAGCAATGGGCCTAGATCTCAAACGCAGTGATACTCCACGTTTTATGCAGGACTTCCTAAGTGAACTATTGCTGGATGTACTGACAGGCAAGACTCGTGAGAGTATTATTGAAAAAGTTAAAGAGTTCAAGTATGCATTTAAGGAGCGTCCAGGTTGGGAAAAAGGCACACCCAAGCGTGTTAACAACTTAACGAAGTTTACGGCAGAAGAAAAACGTTTGGGTAAAGCAAACATGCCTGGGCATGTTAGAGCAGCAATGAACTGGAATAATCTCCTCAAAATGCACAATGACAAATACAGTCAAACTATTGTTGATGGTGCTAAAACTATTGTATGTAAACTAAAGCCTAATCCACTGGGCTATACAAGTGTTGGATATCCAATTGATGAAGGACATCTACCACAGTGGTTTAAGGAACTGCCATTTGATGATGAAGCAATGTCAACTGCTATTGTGGATCAGAAGATTGATAACCTACTTCATGTACTGGATTGGGATTTAGCTGCAGCAACGCAAACTGCTAACACATTTGATGATTTATTCTCCTTTGAGTAATATGCGCATATAAATACAACTGGAGAACGTCGATGAAACTTGTGGATAAAATGATATTGTTTACTCGCTTTTTGCGTAATAACAAAGACCGCAAGTTGCAACTCGACGAACTACTAGCAAGCAACAAAGAATATTTCCAAGAGCAAAGCCGTTATTGGCGCGATAAATCCTTGTACAATGAACTAGATTCTGCATTAGACGATATGCAGCGTATGAACGATGAGTATAACAGTTCGTTAGACAAAGTTGATAAAAAGATCAATGAACTACTTAGAGAACAAGAACTTGTAGTGCTACGCAGAGACTATGACACATATGCTAGACAAGAGCGTACTCTTGAACTAATGCAAGAACGAGCATTGAAAGATAAAGAGTTTATCAAAGAGCTATCTGCAGATGTGGGTTATTATAGTGATTGGCGGTGGGCAGGTGTTGAGCTAAATCCTAGTAACGGCATACTTACAGAAAGCATGCTTGCATGTGATCCTCTTTATATATACACAGGTAATGTCGCAAACACAGATAGTATACGCGGCAAGTTTAACAGTTTTTTTGCAGAAAAACGTTTAATGATCTACGATGATTTAGACAAGTTGCCGCAAAATCAATTGGGCATTGCAACAAGTATTAACTGTTATGAGTTTTGGCCTATAGATCCTATAAAAGATGAAATGCGTAAAGTGTATAACATACTATGTCCAGGTGGATACTTTATATTCACTTACAATGATTGTGAACGTGAAGCAAGCCTGGACTTTTTAGCAGGTGCTGAAGCATATCGTTCATACAATACTAGAACACTTATGAAGAGTATGGTTGAAATGCTTGGATTTGACATTGTAAAAGAACAGTGTTACCGAGAAGCAAATAGTTGGATGGTAGTTAAAAAACCTGGTGAACTAACTAGTCAAAAACTAAGTGCGCCGCTAGTTGCAATTGAAACTACTGTATAATTTTATTGACATTAACCCCAAACCTAAATATAATACTACTATTATAAACATAAGGAAACTTCGATGAAAGATTATCTACTCGACATCGTCAAGCATACACATTCGCTTGGCTTTATTAGTCTTGTTAAAGTAACAGGCACAGACAAAACCACAACATTTGAAGGACTTGCAGAAGACCGTAGTGTTATTCTACAAGCCACAACTAAGACACCAGTAGCAGACTTTATGGGAACATTTGGTATGCCTAACTTGGACAAACTTGGTGTTATCCTGCGTATTCCAGAGTATGCAGAAAATGCTAACATTAGTATTAACACACAAGAGCGCAATGGCGAAAACGTACCAGTTGGTATTGCATTTGCAAATGCCAGCGGTGACTTTAAGAATGATTATCGCTTTATGGCAAGTGAGATCATCAACGAAAAACTTAAAACAGTTAAGATGCGTGAAGTAAATTGGGGCATTGAGTTCCAGCCTACAGTAGCAAGTATCCAGCGTTTCAAGTTTATGATCAGTGCTAACAGTGAAGAAACTACATTCATTGCTAAAACAGAAGGAACGGACCTTAAGTTTTACTTT